AGGCGCCGACTTTGAGATATTGCACGCAAAACAGCAAGCCACCAAATTCTGCTGGTGCGTATGCCCACCGCGAAATTTTGGATGCACGTGATCGAGGGTGGCAGATCGCCCCAGATCTACCCCGCAATAGGCGCAGGAATTATTCCAGTGGTTAAGAATTGATTGCCTAAATTTTGCTTTTGCTTCTTTTTTGTTTAAGTATTGGCCATCTTCGATGCGATGGTCCATACCCAGCAGTAGCTACCCGGAATGTAGCGGTAGAAACTATTACGTGCGTAGGAACTCTTCTCTACTACAGCTAAACTTCCTACAGACTCCTGATTCCGTATGGATCCCACCACTGCTGCCGCGATTGCTATTGCTGTGGCGGCAATCTCAGAAGCCCTCAGCCTGTACCCAAAGATTCGGGCAAACGGGATCATCCAAGCGCTACTGCTCGTTGGAAAGTCATTATTCCCAAAGCGCTAAGCGCCGCTCCCGAACAGCGGCGCCCCAAACAAAAACGCGGTAGGCGGCAATGGCGCAAAACGCAATCCGATTGATCGACCTATTCCGGTTCTACAAGGGGCTGCCGCACCAGATGGCGGCCCTCACTGAGCTGGAGCAGGCCATCAAAAAAGCCAATCCGCACATCTTGGGCCGCGATCAAGGCTGGTTCAAGACTTGGGCCGTCGCCGGCAAACAAACCAACTTCCCCAACAGCTGGGAAGGTGTACTCGAAGCCGCCCGCGTTGCTGGTGCCAAATTCCCAGAACTTGTCGCCGCCCAGTGGGCACTGGAATCGAATTACGGAAAACTGGTTTCAGGCAGAAACAACTTTTTCGGCCTCAAGGGTCAAGGCAGCGACAAGAAAACCCAAGAATTTATCAACAATCAGTGGATCACAATCACTGACAGCTTTATCGACTTTCCCGATCTGCTGTCCTGTGTGATGTATCTAGTCGACCACTGGTACAAGGACTACAAGAACTACAAAGGCTGCAATAACGCCGCCACCCGTGAGGAAGCTGCAAAGTGGCTACATAAGGAAGGCTACGCAACCGACCCCAACTACCCAGGAAAACTGATCCAGTTGATGGAGCAGCACGCTGGAACAAAGCCTGTTGTCCCACCAAACGAAAAGCTTCTGAAAGTTCCCTACGAATATCAGCTGGGAACGGACGACGGCGCTAAGGGATACCGCCAGTGTTTTAGTTCCAGCTGTGCCATGGTGGCCCGCTATTACGGAAAAATTTCGGGGGACTACGAATACAACAAACTCCGCGCCCGCTTCGGCGACACCACCGACCCCAAAGCACAAATCGCAGCCCTCAAAGCACTGGGACTAACGGCCACCTTTGAGATGGATGGCACAGTCGAAGACCTCGAAACCGAAATCGCCAACGGCCATCCTGTCCCAGTCGGCTGGCTCCACAAAGGTCCGGTATCAAACCCCAGCGGTACAGGCCACTGGACCGTCGTTGTGGGATATACACCAACGCATTTCATCCACAACGATCCGTTCGGTGAGGCAGATCTGCTCAACGGTGGCTATGTAAGCAACAAAGGCGGCGCCGGCATCGCATACTCACGCCGGAACTGGCTGCCTCGCTGGCTCATCGAAGGCAACGACACCGGCTGGTTAATGCGTATCCGCCGAGGCTAACCATGCGCCCCATCGAACACAGCGCCGAATCCAGCTTCCACAAAGCCGCCACGGACCAGTGGCTAGTCAGCCTGTTCAACAAACAGGACTATCGCGGCCTCCTCGAAGCCGCCCTTGTCTTGAACACGCTCCACCAGCTGGAACGCACAAAATCGGCCTGGGCTATCCGCGAAGCTGCAGACAACCTGGCCGATCAGTTCGGTCTAGACCGCGATTCCGCCTAACGCTGGCTGTACTTCTGGTACAAACCTGTGTAGGTGTGATGGTAGGGATGTTCAGGATTGGAACGTCCATCCCACCTGTACAGCTGTTCGAGGAGATCAGTGCGGTTTTGATCCACGATGACGCGACCCCAACTTTGCTGCGCCCAGTCAGGAACCTGATTGCTCACGCTTTTTCTCCACAAGTTTGAGACGACGCCGCGCTGATTCACGCGGCCCGTTTTTGGCACGAGCCAGCATAGGTTTCTTCGCCGCCCTTGACGGCACCTCGACCTTGCAGTTCGGGTAACGATTCTGCGCAAACTCAATCGCCTGCTTAAGCGACTCAGCCCGCACCAAATCCCGCATGGCACCCTGACCCGGTAACCAGATGGTCAGCTCGAACAGCTGCGTATCTGCTGCACTGGTACGCGAACGACCTTCACCGAGTCTCAGTTCGGGATCCGGCTGCTCCTGAAACGGCACTACTTCCATGATTGGGGATAGGTGGGTTCATCGACGCTATGAACAGCAACAAGACTGTTAGTGCACTCAGCAACAGCTCGCGCCGCAGCGACAGCTTTTTCATAAGTGACCCAGCTTGATGCATCTTCTTTTGTTGCTGTTAATCCGATGCCATTACCTGGTCCGTAGACCGCCGTAACCCATCGGTTTCCGGCCATAACCACGTAGCGAGTCATCGCTCCTGTGCGTGTACTGTGAGACTGTAGTGCACTTTTTCAGTGCCGCTGGCACTGTAACGGCAATTAACTGAGTCTCATGCGTCAGTTTCTGACACTTTGCCTTCTTGCTTGGAGCGCATCCTTCCCTCAACCCGCCGCTTCACCGACTCTTTCCAAGCCTGCTCATCCGCTTCCTGAGCGCTCTTGTATTCCCCTGACCGCAAAGCCAACCCCGCGTAAACCAGCTCCCGCAAGTACGCCGTAACTTTCTTCCCTTCCTGGGACGCAAGATTCTCCGCCAGCTTGTAGCGATTCGGATCAATCAGCAGCTGACAGTAATACTTGTTTCCGTGGTTCAGGGGCATGGCCTGCGGTCTAGTCTGCTACACAATAGCATACTGAGTCACAGTAGTCTCACCACCGCACGTCATCATCCACGCGTTTCCTCCACGCATTGGACTGCGCCACCCGCGCCCCACCCCTCTGCTTGGAGCAACCCTTCCGAATATCCCGCGCCCACTCCAAAAAAGCTGCAGCCCGCTGCAAATCCGCCGTTTTCGCTAGCCGAATCTCCCGCTGGAGCCACTCCATCACCAGCTCTCTTCCCGTGCGGGCGCGACTCATAAGACTAAATCTGAGACTCGCAGAATTGATTGCGGGCGGTCATCAGGACAAAGCTCCAGTGCCTTCATCCTCGCGGAGAAAGCATCTGGAGCGACGATGAACAGATCGTGAGTACCGCCGTGCCGCGCGTGCATCCGAACGCGGTACTCAAAATCCTCCTGGATCACTTGGCCTCTTGCCAGCTATCCCCGACCTTAGCGTCGGCAACAGCGGGAATTTCGTCTAACCAACGCGCTTCAGCTTCCTCCATAACCGCTTTAAGTTGAGCTGCCCAAGTTTCAGCATGTTCTTCTTTAACTAAGAGGATGCACTCGTCGTGGACTACGCCAGCTAAACGCACAACATCCTCGCCGTCTGCTTTGAGCAATGGCCACAACTTTCCGAGCGTGAGCTTAAGCACTGCTGCGCCAGCCGACTGGATCGGATTGTTGCAGCGGGTTGTGAGTTTATTGTTCTCGCCCGGAAGAAACCGCCGGAACCCCGAAACGCGGGTGAAGATCGCAGGATTTGACGAAGCCGCATCAGCCGCTGCAGCATTTTTGCGCTGCCATGCGGAGATCCCTTTATATGCAGCATGGAACTTTTGCCGCACCTCCGCAGCCTCATCAAGATCCATCCTGATACCCATGGCTGCTGCATAGTTGCGTAAGCCCTTTGCTCCAGAGCCGTACAGAAGCCCGAAATTAGCCGACTTCGCCACTTGACGCTGCTCTTTTGTGACCTCATCCTCCGCGACCCCATAGATCTGCATCGCTGTCAGCGTATGAAGGTCCTGCCCCTCCTGGAACGCCTGGATCATTAAGGAATCCTTCGCTTCCGCCGCCGCAAGTCTCAATTCCATTTGAGCGTAGTCTGCTACAACAAACTTCCACCCTTGTGGAGCTTGTACACATAAACGAAAACGAGGATCTCTAGGTACTTGTTGGAGATTTGGGGAAATACATGACATACGTCCGGTATCTGCGCCTAACTGTAAATAACTAGCTCTGATAAATCCATCATCGCTCAAATTCTTTAGCAAAGTCTCGGCCATCTGCCGCCGCTTCTCTACTTTCTTCCAGCGGAGGTAGTCAGCGACAACATGATGATCACCCACATATTCCTGGAGCGCAGAACGACTAGCACTAGGTTTCCCGTTCTTCATATCCATAGGCGGCTCACCCAACAAAGCAGTGAACTTTTTAAGTAACTGCGCAGGACTATTGAGGTTAAAAACATTGGGATCCACCTTCTTACCCTTCGGTCCCGGCTTTGTCTGGTACAACAACTTCCCATCAAGCCCCCGGTGCAGCTTGTGTGCCGGCGGAAGAGCCGCATCAAAGTCCTCAATAAACTTCTCTCCTACTTCGACGTTTTCAATGTCTAAGTCTTCAATCAGTTGCTCCAACATTTTCTTATCGAACGGTAATCCTGTACGCCAAAGCTGAGCCATAGCCGGCAACGCCTTGCACTCCAGCTCCCACGCTGGCATCAACGCACCAGTCGCCATCCGTTTGGTGATCTGCTCCCACAGCTCGGTCAATACCACCACATCCTTAGCCGCATATTCAATCTGCTCCACGCGCAAGTCACCCGACCAATCACTTCGCTGCTCTTCTTTAGAAATGTCTTGGCCGAGGTAGCGATGCACCACGTGCTGGAGCCCGTGCTTCAAGTTTGGCAGCCCATTTGTCAGGATCCGACTGGCCAGCATCGAACAGTAAATCTTGCCCTCGGGGTAAATCTCGTGCTCTTGTAACCACCCGAGATCGAACACCGCGTTGTGCGCCAGCCACTGCCGCGAAACGCTGCAAAACTCTTCGAGCGTGATCCAGTCTTCGTCGCTGAAGCTCCAGCAATCAAGCACTACTGGAGGCTTACCGAAAGTCGCCAGCTGCAAAAGACGGAGACCACCAAACTTCGGCTGGAGCCCGGTGGTCTCAACGTCAAACGCAACAAATGAAGCGTCATCGAGCGTGTGTAGGTGCTCAATGCCTTGGAGGATTGTCATGCCTGGTAGGGCAACTTGTACCCTACTACTCTAGCAGGCTGTCAACCTCCCTGGCAGAACACAGCACCGCCGCCGCGAGTGTCCCACCCTCGGGAAACCCCAGGAAACACCGCGCCTTCCAGTGCACGCAGTTCCTGCACGGACCACCATCCGACTGGGGCTTGTAACTCTGACGCAGCCGCTCCCCGCGAATCTCCTCTAACCCTGCCGCACTGGAGCGATAACACCTCATACAAAGCACTGCATTAGTGGTGTGCTTACCGCACTGCTGGCACGGCCTGCTGTTGATTGAAACTGCCATCACTCTGAAAAGCAGGAACACTCTCTAAAGAATCCAGCCTCACCGCCTTCGGGTATGCCGAGATCGCAGTAATCACCATGCCAGTGCTTACAAGCGACGCAGCCGTTACCCTCTTGCTGGCGCTGCTTTAACCGACGACGCGGAATCTCAGGAAACATTTCCTTGTACGTCCGCCCAGTCCGAATCGAATGAACCGACTGGCGTGAAATACCTAACGCCTCAGCCAAGGTGTCATCAAAACGCCAATCCTCCAAGATCATCTTCACCTCCTTAGGCGTCATCCTGCGGCGGTTGACCGGCAACTCCCGCAGCGACAACTGCACCTCTTTGTTAGCAACCTTGTCGAAGTAAACGTTCCAGCGATGCCCGCAGGATCTACACCGAAACCTGTAGGTACGCAGATGGGGCTTGTGTTTCCATACGTGCGTGTTGATAATTTTTCTGAAAGTGTGAGTGCAATGTTCAGCCATTCCAGTGCCTAATAACTCCTGCGCAAATGAAAATGTTTGTAGTCATGTAAGCCAGCAAGATACAAAAACGCACCAGTGCAACCTGATCAGCAATCCGGTCGTGCTGGTGCGCCTTCTCACCCAACGCCTTGGCGACAATCCGCCACCAGTGCCTCATCAGTCCCGATACGGCTCCGTCGCCAAGGTGTTAATCAAGCGGTTCAAGTACCAGCGGGCTTTACAGAAATCCTCGTAAGGATCCTTCTTAAGCCACGCCCGGCTGACGTACTTGATGACCTGCCAATGCAAACCACCAACGACAGCATCAGGCGCGTGCTTCACCCAATCCTCAATCACGTCGATCACCTCGACGCTCCCAGCCGTGTAATGACTGGGGCTGTTGACTGGATCGCTCATCCCTTAGACCCCTGAACAGCAGTGTCGCCGTGATAACGACCTGTAAGCGAATAACTCTTACCGGGCAGCATCGACATCTTGTGGAACACAATCTGCGCGATCCGCATACCCGGCCACAACGGCACAGCGTGCATGGACCTAGCGTTTTGCAGTTCCAACGTTAGCCGCCCTTTGTAACCGGGGTCGATATACCCAGCTAAAAGATGCTCAATCCCTTCCCTAGCACGAGACGACTTGAGAGCCAACTGCCCAGCGACACAATCCGGGAGATCAAACTCCTCCACAGTCTCGGCCAGGATAAATTCGTGGGGCTGGAGCATGAACGGCTTTTCCTGCGTATGCCCAGCAATGCTGAGCGGAAGTAACGCAGGCACTTCCGGCACTTCTACCAGCAGATTTTCACCGAGTCTCACATCGAGACTCGCGGGATTCACCAGCTCCGCCTGGAACGGCAAGACCAAGCCCCGCCGCGCCAAGTTATGGATCTCGTGATCACACAAGATCCCACCCATCAGTCAACCACCACAACAGGTGCGGGCTGCTGGAGCGCAACATGCTTCCAAGTCTTCCCGGACTTGATGCAGTTGATTGTGGTGATGTGAACGCCGAAGTCGCGTGCAATTTTTGCGATGGACTTCCCGCCAGCAGCGAGTTGCCGCTTAATTTCCAACACCTTGGCCTCAGTCAACACCGCCACACCACGCCGCCCCTTGCGGCTGGACTTATGAGTCTTACTTTGAGACTTGGCCTTTTGTACGTCTGATGTACGTACAAGCTTCTCGCCAGCAGGCAGGGGAATGGTCTGCTTGGGCTTGGTCAGATCCAGCTGCACGTGCTGGGACGTCTCAAGCG